AACTAATCCTTATACGTTAATCTTTCCTCCACCTCTAGGCTTACGCTTCTTACTACCGAAGCGACCATAGGATTCATCCCTAGAAGCTTTTAGTTGAGCAGGAGTTCTTTTCTTGCGTCTACGCATAGCAATAGATTCATCCTTACGATCTTTATAACCCTGTTGCTTTTTACGAGCAGAAGGTTTTGCTTTACCTTTGCCTTTATTTCTATTAGCTTGATTTGCTCTACTTGGTGAAACTCTTCCTGGCATTTTTTTGCCTCCTTTTTTTCCTGCGGTTGATAGTGCAATCGCTATTGATTGTTCTATGGGTCTACCTTCTCTTTTTAAAATTCTTACATTTTCAGAAATAACTTCTTCTGAAGTTCCTTTTTTTAATGGCATTACCTACATCTCCATCTTTTTCTAGCTTGTCGTAATCTACTATTAGGATTCTTAGCAGCTTTAGGAAACTTTTTCATTTGTCCTGCTGATCTTGCACAATAACTTTTTCTACGTTTAGCTCTTTTACCTGTAGGTTTTGCTTCAGTAACAGCAGTTTTAAGTTTACTTCCAGGATTTTGTCTACGATACTTGGCTACTCCTTTAGCACTTAACCCTGCACCTGACTTAGTAGGGCGTTTGTATCCACCCTTTATAGTCAATCCCTTCATATTACTTTTTTTTCTAGGCATTATTCCCCCAAGATTTTTTAGCCTTTTGTTTGGCTTTAGCAGATAGTTGTCCATAATGAAAAAGTTTTTTAGAAGATTTAGTCATAGTTTTTCCTGTCATTAGTGTACCATCAGGATGCTTATGAGTTCCTCCTTTTTTATGAACTGACCCATCTTTAAAATAATGTTTTACACCTTTTGCCATTATTATGTCCTATATTTTTTTGTTTTCTTAGCAATTCTAGCAGGTTGTTTTACAAACTGTTTACCTTGTTTAGTTCCTTTACGTTTAGCTCTAGTAGTTGCTGCATACTCTTTAGGAGATAAAGCTTTAATGGCTTTTTCAGGTAAGTATCTTTCACCTGTTTTACCAGATGGTTTACCTGACTTAGTTCTCCATTTTTGTTTACTCCATTTAGAAAGTTTATTAGACTTTTTCTTTTTACCTGAATATGTGCCACCTGCATCCTTATAATACTTTACAGCTAATTGCATCGCTCTTGCAGAGTGTTTACCACCCATCTTAGCTTTTGCTCTTGCTTTAGCTGCTGCCCATTTTTTAGGATCACGTTTAGTAGCAGTTGACATTTAATGTCTCCCTGTTGCTCCCCAACCACGTTGAGCAGCACCTACACCTTTAGGTCGAGAACTTTTTATCTGACCACCACCTTTTCTAAATTGCATTTCTAAACTTTTCTTTTTAGTAGGTGATACAGCTAAATCATCTGTAGAATATACTAAATCTTCTCTCTTTTTTCTAGCTTGTTTAAGTTTTTTTAAAACTTTAGGATCTTTAAACTTTCGTTGCATAGCTGAAATTTCTTTACCTGTAAATTTCATAGCAATATCTGAAGAACTCATTTTATCTATAGCTGTTTTACGAGCAGGAGTTGAAGGTAAAAGCCTTTTTTCAGTAGCCTCTACTTTATCTGCTTGTACTCCACGTTTAGCTTTTTTAGCTTTAGATGTTGCTTCACGTTGAGGACTTGTTGATCGTTGAAGCTGAATTATTGACTTCTCTTGTGAAGGCTTTTTTCTTGCTCTTGTTTTTTTTGCTCCTCGTGCAACTGATTTTATTAAACTGCCTAATGCCATAATAATCTCCTTTATCTTTTTCTCTTAGAACCTACTACACAACCTCCACCTCTTAAAGCTTGTCCAGTACCCCTACCTATTTTACCACCCTTTTTACGAATTTCAAAACCACCCATTTTAATAAGGTCTTCTTCAGAAGGAACAACTCCTCTACCAGACAAGCCCATAGCTTCTGCTGTCATACTACGAGGATCAGCAAAAGTACCTGTATCTTTAATTCTACCACTAGGAGTAATTCCCTGTAATCCTGCCATTACTCGTCTACGCTTTGCAGCAGCAGATTGTTTTTGAGGAGGGGGAGTTTTAGAACGAGGGAATCCAGCCTCTACTTGTTGACCAGCTACAGAACTTCTACGAGGAGCATCTACCATTGTTCTTCGCATAGTAGAAGCACGAGGAGCTAGATCCATACTATCTCTAGTTTGTTCTTGAATAAGCTTTCTAAGTTCTGCTCTTTCTTTTCTAGTACGTTTAGGAGCAGTTTCTTTCTTTTTCTTAGCAGGTTTTTTTTGACCTTTAGCTTTTCTTTTTCTCAGTTCAAGAACTGTAATACCTAACTCTTTAGCTTCTGCTTTTTCAGCTTTAGTGCCAGGTTTACGACCCCTTTTAGATTTACGACCAGGTTTTATTTTTGGCATAATCTTAATCCTTATATTCTATAATCTTACCAGGCTCAAAATCAACTACAACATTTTCTTCAGGTCCAACAACATCTGGTCCTTTTCGTGCAGCCCCATAACCCTGACCAGTTGGCTTACCAGTAAATGACTGAACAAAGTCATGACAAGCCTCCTTGCCTTTAGGAGTATTAGGGTAATTTCTAAATCCTACTACTGGCATCTAACTTCTCCTCATTTTTTTAAGTGTTAAAGCAAGCCTTGCTCTACGAGCATTTGCTCCATCTCCTTTTGCAGCTTTCTTTAGTTTACTTATAGGAATTGTTTTTCCTTTTTTAACTCCTAAAGATTTTCTTAGTGCTCCAGGTTTTTTAATTGCTTTTTGAATCCAATTCTTATCTTTTTTCTTTTTGCTCTTTGCCATTTTAATTTCCTTTGGAATACTAGCTCTATTAATAGCCATTAGACCTGACCACCTTTTTTATAACCCTGCATAACTTTACTACGAGGACCAATCATTCCACCTCCACGCTTATAAGTTTTTTTAGGTCTTTTACGAGGTTTGGGTATATCTTTAGGAGGATTACCTCTTTCCTCTAATTCTTCAAGATATTTTTTTTGGTCGTCTCTTTCTTCACCCTCTAGTTCTTCAGGGTTTGGTCCTCTTGTAGCCATTTTAATTACTCCCTTTTATTAATGGATCGTCAGCACCTACAGGACTGTATGGTGTATTCATATCATCCTGTCTAGTTCTTCTTGCTTGGTTACGCAACCCATCAATAGCTGCGGTATATTCTGATTGCCATGCTTGAATATCATTAAAGCTTTTCATAAAAAAAGATGCTTCTATCATACTTGCATAAAATAGAGCATCATAACAAAAGTCACTATAATAATTATTAGGAGCAACAGAACTTAAAGTTGTAGGTCTATTAACATGAGCTATCTGTCCATCTAATGTAGAAACAGGAGTAGGAGCGATTAGAACACTAGTGTTCGTTCTCCTAGCATAATACTTAGGAGTTCCTACTGAAGTACTTACATAAGGCCAGTAGTCATGTATAAATTCATCAGTTCGTTGTAGAAGACTTGTCCTTTCTCCACTTACCATGACATTAAAATTTTTAACAATTCTAGTTCCAGATGGTAATGTGATATAAGGATTATTTGCAGATACAGCTATAGATGTGAAAGTTACTAAACCGTAATCATCTAAATCTCTAGTTAAACGATTTTCAGCTTTATTTACAAACTTACTAATCTGATTACTAAATTCAGTAGAATCATTTTCAGCAGTATCTTGAATATCTGCTACAAGATAAGTATAGTCAGCCATGCGGTGGCCTCCTTACTAACCGTAAAAAACAGTAATGGCAGTAGCTGATGCAGCAGCCGAAACTTTTACAACACCTCTAACTCTTGGTCCAATATCTCCTAAATAAATATCGGTAGGTGAGCCAGCTTCATCTGTCCATTTTACAGCAACTCCAGCACTTCCAGATGCTCCACCTTTGGCAATAATTTGTTTTTCACCTGTAATTAGACATATACCATCACCATGTCCATTTGAATGAATAGCATATACTCTAATAAAATCATCCATACCGTTTGTTTTATTTAAAGTTACAGAAGTTGTAATATCTACTAAAACACCACTTCCAGTTCCTCCAGCATCTACAGTTGCTGTCTTAATATTTGAAGCCATTGTTTACTCCTTAAAATTAGAAATAGAGTGAAGGGGAAAACTAATCCCCCTCCACACTATGATATTAAGATTAACCAGCGTTACCGAAGAACCCTCTCCAATCAGACCAGCCAAAGCTATAACGCTCACGAGCCTTAAATCGAAGATTGCCAGTATCAAAATCAGGCTCCATCTTAGTCTGCAATGGAGTCCGATTAAACATCTTAGTACCGTTAGGAACATTAGTCTTAACGAACCAAGCGTCTGTATCAGTAAATCTACGGTTAATATACACTCCCTTTGGAAGCATTGACATACTCTGAATAGAGTTAATGTCATTCCAACCAGAAGGATTGGTAACTGCAGCACCCATAGCTCCACCTTCACCAGATGCTGGTAGATAAGTAGAGTTAAGAACAGAATTAGAAGTAGCCCAATTATCAGGAGATACGTGCAAAGAAACTGCTGCACCACCTGTTAGAATACCCCTATCATCCTTAATCTTTTGTATGGTTGTCAATGCCGCTTCCAACGAGGAGAACGAAAGGTCAGCAGCAGCCAAAACATTTGACTGATTGCCATCGCCTACTGTTGGATGAGCTGCTGAGAATAGCGGCTCACCGTCACCACCTTGATATGGTGCAGTATCAGTAAATCCATTATTGAAAATATCTGCACCTTTAACCTGTTTAGTATTTGCCATAGCACGAGCAAGACCTCTTGCACGTAGTTTAGCAAATGTGTCATAAAGATTATCTTCCATAGCTTCTTCAGTAACAGCAAAGGCAAGAGCTACAGTCTCAGCAACATAACGTGCTGTATAGCTTTCCTGTGCGTTATCATAACTAATGGAAGCACCTTCGTTCTTTACTGGTGCTGTACCGAAACCAGTAAACAACACTTCCTCTTCAAAAGCTCGATCTGAATTTTCAATCTCGAAAAGAGGTTCGTGTTCATTATCAACTTCTCCGTATTCTATGCCGAAAACAGCATTCAGTCCAGGGAGAAGTTCTTTGGCAATACTTGCTCTGTTAATAGCCATAATTTATTACTCCCTAAGATGCTCTTGCTGAAACGCCAATAGAACCGAAACGATCTATATGCTGAATAAGTTTGACTTCTACAACTTCAAAAGCCCTTTCAGCAGATACATCAATATTGTTTCCTGGTTCATCAACCCAACCAACTACACGAGTCATTCTCTGAGCTGGATTGCGAGTACCTGCTGCAATACCAAATCCAGAATTACCTGTAACAGTTGAGCCACTACCTAGCGTAACATCAAAGTTTTGTGAACGTATATCCCCTGCACTAATAGAGGCATCAGCTTGAATCTCATAAACAGTCTGAGGATCATCACTGATAATTCCATAAGCATTAGAGGCAGATGTACTAGCTGGCCAATAGCGTGACCAACGAGGCTCACCATCAGTTTCGTAGTAACATCCTTGAAAAACGCCCCACACGTATTCAGTTGTCGTAGCAATCACATTTAAATTTCCTGCACTTACCCTGACCAAATCACCAGTAAAAATATTACTAGCGTAACCGCTTGAAATAACATACTGGCTGTCAGTGCCTGTAGAATTTGGCCTTGAACCATACCTACGTGAAGGAGTGAAGCCTGACAAAGCTTTACTTGTAGTCATTTTGCTTCTCCTATAAAGTTAAACCTAGTAAGTCTAATTGGAAAAAGAAGGTTGTCTTCCTTTAATAATTTGTGACTTACTATTGTTGGAAATAGGCATTTTAGAATCAGAAGCTTTATCAAGTTGCACATCAATAGCATGCATCAAGTCTGCACTCTTCTTCTGAAAATGCTTTGTTCTGGCGTCATGTCTACCTTTTTGAATTTTGGCTAGGGCGAGATCGCCACGAGATACTACACCTGCATAACGGCCTTCCTCCAACACGATTGAGGTTGTAGACATTTCAGGAACTTCATTAGGAGTGACAAAGACCCAACCTTCATTTAGTTTTTTTCCTACGTTAATGTAATCATCTTTACCTCTGGTCTGGATTCTTACCCAACGTAAAACCATATCTTCAGCGTTAAATCTTTCCATTACAATATCTGGAATATCAAGAGCATCTGGCTCTTCATATGTCCATTCTTGTTCCCTAGTATTATTTTCCCTAGACTCTACGGTACGTGTCTTTTCCAATGGCATATTTTTATCCTCCACGTTTAGTTAAAACATCTGTATAACCACCGTCAGACTGAGTAACTTTCATCTTCTCAGCAGCATACATCTCAAGCGGTATTTTCCATTTAGCAGCTAACTGCATATCTTCTTGTGTTAGCTTTATTTTTTTACCTGAAGTGGCAGGGGAACGTGACCCACCTGCTACAACTTGAGCAGCCTGTTTCGTAGGCTGTTGTCGAATTTGTTGTTCCGTTACGACTACTTCCTCAGTAAACTTATGTGGAAATTCTTTACGAATCCTTCTATCAACTTCCCCATAAAATTCATCATCTGTAGGATTTAGTCCTAAATTTTTTAACTCACCATCAATCGCTAAAGCAGCAGCAGTCATAACTGTATCTTTTCCAAACCATTCATTATCTGAAGCCCAAGCGATAGCTTTGGGATCAGCTTTAGGTTGTTGCTGTTGAGGAGCAGCTTTTTGTATCTCCTCTTGTTCTGCCACAGCTTCTTTATATTTATTTAAAGCTACCTTTGTTGATTCTATATTTTGTAAATCAAGTTGGCTTTGATTGAGAGCTTGTTGTGCTTGTAATACTTTTTGAGCATCTCCACTTTGATATGCTTCTACATAATTACTTTTAGCTAACTCAAAGCGATCTTTTAATTGTTTTTCAGATGTTTCTGTTGAAACTGTTTGAGCTTGCGTAAATTCTTTTTCTCTCTCTAATATCTTACTAGTTAAAGTTTCATTTTGCTCAATCAGTTTTTGTATCTGTTCATCACGTTCTTTACGTTGTTTTACAAGCTGTCTAATTCTTTTTTGAGCACCCTTTGTTTCTACACCTTCAAGTTCTTTGGGTTCTTCTTTTTTCTCTTC